GTTGAGTATTTGCAAAAAACAATAGTATTTAACGAAGAACACAGAAAATAATGAACCAGGCATCCCAAGACATTTTAGATTATATTGTAGATAATCACCTTGCCCTCCGTGACATTACCGATGAAGGTATAAGCAAGGCTATTGACGCATTGTTTAATTTTAATGACCTACTACCGAAGGAACAAGTGCTATTCAATAGCATCATGGCACAGGCAATAGATTTTGAATGGATAGCCCAACAGTTAAGTAACTGGCAGGAGGAAGAGGAATTAAAAAGATTAGACGCACAAAGAGAAGATTATTATGATAATCACTAAAGCCAAAGTTAAATATAGTGCAGGCGCACCACGCGAAGGGCAATACGGCCCATCCATTAACATCCTGGTTGTCTTTGCCGATGGCAAGGAAGCAAGGATCTATGGAAAGCCTGGTGATCCGATACAGAGCCTAAAGCAAGGAGAAGTAATAGATGTGATAGATGATAAAGGTAAATTAAAGTATGTTCAAAGCGAGCCGACAACACAGCAGGCAGTGGAATCAATGGAGAAAGCAGAGGCAGAGAAACCTGACCTTGCAGCCATTGCCTTTGAAATATCCTCGATATATACACAGGCATACATTGACATTTATAACAAGTTAATAGAGGCGGAGATACCACACGATAATGCAACGGCCGCAACTTCTACTATCTTTATACAAGTGTTTCAAAATTTGAGATGAATGATTCTATATGTGCCAGTATCTGCGCTGGCACTTTTTTAAAATTTTAAAAAACTACCATGCTTAAATTACCAAAAGAACACTTATCAGTATCACAAATTAACCTCTGGGAAAGTGATCCCATCGCATATCAAAAGAAATACTTTATTGGCATTCCCGATCCTCCCTCCCCTTTCATTGAATTTGGCAAACAATTTGCAAAGGACATTGAAGACTATGCTGCTGGTGTGCAAAGAGATTATAACTTTCCAGAAGGCTTTTTAGATAAGACTTTAATTTATCCTCATGTAGAATATAAATTAGAACATGATTTTGCAGATTTCAAGATGCTTGGTTATATAGATAATATGAGTAAAGATTATGAGCTTGTAGTTGATTTTAAGACTGGCACAGCCCCCTGGTCAACACAGCGATTACAGGAATCTTTGCAGATGCAAACCTATTCACTTATTTTATGGTATAAATTTGGCGTAATACCTACTTCTATTATAAGCTATTGGAAAACAAAGCTACGAGGCAAAACATTGTCCTGGACTGGTGAGCATGAAAGTTTTATGTATGTCTTTAATACAGAAGAACTCACTGCCACAGAGGCAAGGATAAGGAAAGTAGCAAAAGAGATAAGTGAAGCATACGAAAGATATCAGAATAGTGCGATAGGTGAAAGATTCTTTAAATATGCTGAAATTACAAAGGAGTTAAAAGAATTGGAAACAAAAAAGGAATTAATAAAAAGTGATTTAATTGATTTACTAAAGGATAATAAAATGGCTATGGATGTTCATGGCTCTTTAGTATCTTATTCTACTTACCAAAGAAAGTCTTATTCATTCTCTAAAAACATAATAGACAAGGAATATGAAATAGAGCAAATGAAAAGAGAGGAGATAAACAGTGGAATAGCAGAGGAAAAAACTAAAACAGTAACACTTATATTAGTGAAAGATGAAGGAGTGGAATAGTAAGATGTTGGAAATACAGGCATTCTGCGATGAAGTAAACGCCTGGATAACTACGGCACCATCGGCAGAAATGTTGGATGAATGCGATGATTACCTCCGACAGTTATCTGCCTACTATTCAAGGTACACAGTGATTAGCGGAATGAATGAAAGTATCTTTGCCCAGATGATGATGATTTGTATTCGTGATATGCCAGAGGAGGAGTATAAAAGAATAAAGCACTCCTCTACTTTGACAGATTATTATGTGAAAGGAAAATACCCTAAAGCTACTGCGATTTTTGAACAGTGTAGAGCAGTGCAAAAGTTACTTTTAGTCACTTCGGATAATTACCGGACATTGCTTAGTAGCTTTAGGCAGGAAAGAATATTAGTAAGCCACATGAGTACATAAGATATTTGCAGACCTCGGAGTCAAGTGAAGTGTATGAGCGGATTAAACATTTCTTTCGGCTTGATTGCGTCAGAGGATGAATTGGCAGCCTGGAATAGACAGGCAAATAGCAAGGTGGCGGAATTGGTAGACGCAAAAAACTGCAATCAGGTTTATGAATCCTGACGTTAAACAAAAAACTATCAACGCAGGAGTGCGGAAGCATTGCAGGTTCGAATCCTGCCCTTGTTACTAAAATTGTAATTATGGAAATAGCAATAATTGTGGGATGGATATTTATAATATTAAGTTGGATAATACCACCTTTTATTAAAGATACACCTATTAAAGATGTATCTAGCAGAAGATTTGTAGGATTAATTTTAGCAACATTTGCATTAGGTATTTTCTTAGGTCATGGATTATCTTTATTATTTTAGTTAATTTAAAATTAATTAGCAAGGTGGTGAAATTGGTAAACGCTATACATAAGCAGTTGAAGCTGGGTAATTCAGCATTGCAGGTTCGAATCCTGCCCTTGCACCATTTTGTTGACGTCAACAAAATGATAAAACAAAACAAATGAAAGTAGAACTTTTAGAAATATTTGGAAATGATGACATGGTAGCCAATGCGGCCCGCGTTTCCTTTGGCAAAGAAGCCAGTAACTACACTGTGGAGCAAAATGCAAAGCTGATAAAATACCTTGCAGAGAACAATCACACCTCCCCCTTTCGCCATCCACAGATTCAATACCGGATAACCTGCCCTATCTTTGTAGAAAGGCAGTTGTTTAAGCACCAGGTTGGACTTACTGCAAATAGTATATCTGGCAGATATGTAGATTTTGAAGATAACTATTATAAGATAGATGACTTTAGATTACAGAGCAAAAGTAGTAAGCAAGGCAGCGCAGGACATTTAGAAAGGTACGACAATGATGCAGCATTAATGATACAAGATGCTGTTATAAATTATTGTGCCACTGCCTACCGTGAGCTTTTGCAGCTCGGTGTTGCAAAGGAACAGGCGCGTACTATTTTACCATTAAATTTAGAAACTACTTTCATCTGGACTGGAAGTTTATTAGCTTACATCAACTTTTGGAAGTTAAGAATTACACGAGATACACAAGCCGAAACAATGCAAATTGCTATGGATATGTTGCACGAATTAAAAATGCGCACTAATTGTTTTCAATATTCTTTAAAAGCATTTCATATATGAAAGAATACGATGAAGTAAGAGGACTTCGTTATAACTCTAATAAACTACGCTACGACCTTATCCCCCCGTTGGCTCAGCGTGAATGTGCCAAAGTCTGGACGAAGGGACTTGATAAATATCCTGCCGGCAACTGGGAAAAGGGGATGCCATGGACGGAAGTTATCGCCTCCGCTATGAGGCACTTGGAAGCTATAAGGCTGGGAGAGGATATTGACGAAGAATCAGGGCTACTCCATGCTGCACACCTGCAAGCCAATGCTGCAATGCTGACTGAATATTATTTTACTAAACAAGATTTTGATAACCGAAAAAAATACGACTTATGAAAAAAGAAACAGTTGAGGAGGTTGCAGAAAGATTTTACCCAACTCCAAACCCGTACATTATGGGTATAGATATCGGCAATACTATAAAAAGAGAAGCATTTATTCAAGGTGTTAAATGGCAACAAGAACAAGATATAGAAATGGAAAAGGAGAAAATAATGGATTCTTATGTAAGTGGCCTTAATGATCCTTTAATAATGAAAAATTACAAAGGGCTTTCCGTTGATGAAATTAGAATAGAGTTAAAAAAACAAGCAGCAAAATATTACAACGAAAATTTTAAAAACGAAATGAAATGAGTAAACAAACGGCAGTTGAAATATTAGAAATAAAATTACTTGGAATTGTTTCTTTTGATTCAGAAGTTCTTAGGAATAAATACAAAGAGCAGTTTAAAATTGCCAAAGAAATGGAAATGCAACAAATAATGAATGCGGTTAACTTTGGAAATACATATAATGGATGGGCGTTAAAGCATGAATTTAAAAAATATTACAACGAAACTTATAAAAACGAAGAAGAATGATTTTAACCGACAAGACAATTAACGACGAAATCAGCGAAGGCAATATCGTTATTGAGCCGTTTAATCCTAATAACTTAGGTACTAATAGCTATGATTTAACGCTTTCTAACACGTTAATTTTATACACTGAAAGAGTGTTAGATGTACGAAAGAAAAACCCATCCGCACCAATGATTATTCCCGATGAAGGTTTGATTCTCCAGCCTGGAATACTTTATCTTGCTTCTACAGTAGAATATACGCAAACTTTAAAACACGTGCCAATTTTGATGGGAAAATCATCATTAGGAAGATTAGGTTTATTTGTACACATCACTGCCGGATTTGGAGACACTGGATTTGCCGGACATTGGACTCTTGAATTAGTTTGTGTTCAACCTCTTAAGATATACCCAGGCATGAAGATAGCGCAAATAGTATATCATGATATTTCAGAGATGCCAAATGTAAGCTATGATAAAAAGGAGGATGCTAAATATTCTAATCAAGGCAAAGATCCAGTCGCTTCTAAAAATTATTTAAATAAATAACCATGTTGACTAAAAACGAAAAAGAAAAATTAATAAGAGATGCTGCAAATATATTTGTGGCTTGCGGAGGCATTATAACACTTGCTTTCGCTATTTACTTTATTGTTGATTATTTAAAAAAATGGCACTAATGGAAGTTGAAATGAATAAATATGTCATTAAATTTGAAGATGGCAAAAGTGTGACTGTCAGTGCTAACAATCTGGAAGAAGCAATAGACAGGTTTAAAGAATTGCGAATCGAAACAGCCACTAAAGAGATAAGAGTAATGTCGTCTTATGACCTTTACAATAGAGATAAAGCAAAGGAGTAGCAATCATTTTTGGTAATTTAAGTTGTTTTCAGAGTGCGGAGATTTGCCTTCGCACTTTTTTTATAATTATTTTAGATAAATATATACAAGTTATTTATTTTATATTACATTTGTAATGTTATTTTAATAATCACTTTAACACCACAACAAAATGAAAAAGAATTTTAACAACCAGACATTTGAATGGCTATTTAATGACATCGCATCATCTATGCCAAAGATTATTTTTGTAGGTATAATTTTAACCTACCTTATCACAGCAGCACTAAACGTGTATTTCCTTCCCCTTCCTCTCCTGCTTTCTATCCCTGCCTCTCTCATGTTGCAGTTTGGCAGGTTTGCCATTGTCTTTATTGACTTTCTAAATCCAAGCGAAAAACGCTCACCTTACCCTGCCAAAGTTGCTGCAGGTGCTACCGTAGTAGCATTGTTGGAATTGTATTTTTCAATTCAAGGCCAGGCAACAGGAGCGGAGTTTTACGCTATGTTTATTTTTATTAGCACTGTTATTTGCTTTGGATATTTCTTAGAAATACAATTCATCGAGAAAGGCATAGAAGCTTATGGTATTGGCATGAAAACACCAAGGAAGCGCAATACTACCAAAGCAAGTAAAGAGCCTGTTAAAATGGCTACAAATATGCGTAGCGTTCAATTAGCATTAGCTATCATGTTAGTATTAGCTGTAACTACGGTAAATGGACAGAACAATCATTTTATGGCATATAACACAATGAGCCTTGAAAAGATAGGAGGTAAGATGTTGGAAAGATCTTATTATAGTGATGCTGATGATACCTATACTGTAGATACCATTCACTATGATATGTTAGAAGGAATTAACTTATGGGATGGTTATTCCAGAACAACATATGATAATTGCCTCTTTATGACTTATGGTACACAGAATTTAGAGTATTTCCCATTGATGGGATTGTGGAAATATGGTAAAAAATATTATGACTATCATGATTTACTTAAATTTGTAAGTAAATACGTTAAACGTAACTTCTTAAATAAAAAGATAAATTATGATGAAATTCATAGGCATAGATCCAGCCATGAGACTAAATGGGTTAGCAGTATGCGTGATTGATGATAAAAAAGTTTATTTTGGAAGGTACAGGAATCTTGCTACATGGATAATGGATAGCTTAACGTGGCAGAATGATTGCGCTATCTGTGTAGAAGATTCTTCCCTCCAAAATATTACTTTTCGTAAACACGCCAATGTAAAAGCAAGTAACAAGATTAGCCGAAACGTCGGCATGAATCAAGGAGCATCCAGAACAATCATTGACTTATTAGAATTAAATGGCCATAAAGTAAAAGGTATTTCACCGCAGCACAAAGGCAGTAAATGGACTATTGATTATTGTATGAGTGTAATAAAGGCAATGAAATTAGAGGTGCATGGAAATAAAAAACTTTCACAAGACGAAATAGACGCATTTCAAATAGCGTTGATTTCTAAAACATATTTTGAAAATGATGCAAGAGTTGGTTATAAAAAAGAAGCTCCATCGGTTGAACCTGGCATACATGGAGGAGACAATGAGACGAAAGATTAATTATTTTTACGTTGATTATTTAGCCACCAGGATAAGGCAAGAAGAAACTAAACTTACACTTTTAAAAATAAACAGTCATGGCAATAACTAATTTTTTAAAACCAAATGAGATAAAGCAAGGTTTGATGTTAGTTGAAAAATATCCCAAACCAATAAATAAAAATAATATTGTAAACACAAATAGTGCTTTGCTACAATTTTACTCTGGTACTGATGGAGCAGGGAGGAAGTTTTTAGAATATATGAATCCGGAAAGGATGTTAGCTATATTATTTATGATTATAAATAATACAAGCGAAAAGGATGAAGTAAAAGCTAAAGCATCTACAATGTTTAAAAGAATATTAAAGGAATAGGTTAGTGGTGAGTATTAGTGTTTTGTTTGGCCGTAGGTGTTTATCCTACGGCTTTTTTGTTACCACTCCACACCTTCCTTAATAGCATATTCAAGGATGCCTTTTGCGTGAGCTTTAGCTATTGCCTCCTGCCATTCCCTATCTATCATTAATATAGCATCATTATAATTAGTAAAAAAGCCATTCTCCGTCAACACTGCTGGCACCTTTGTTGCTGTAAGCATTTGAAACCTTGCCTCTCTATCTAAATCACCATCGGAGTAATCATGTCGATGTATCCATCCTGGTGTAGCGTCTTTTATTTCATGACCTATTAATGTAGCAAGGAGATCTGATTTTGTTTCACCTGGAGAGGTAAACACTTCCCATCCTCTGGCAGTAGTTGATGCTGCTGCATTGCCATGAATGGAAACAAGGACAGTTGACTTACCAAGTGTCGAATAGCTATTTACGAGCTGACATCGTTTATTAAGTGATGTGTCGTTAATAGGCTCATAGACTGGCTTAACCTGGAAGCCATAGTCAAGAAGGAATTGTTCAAGAAAATTAGCAACAGAGCGATTAAACACACCTTCAAAAAACCATCCGTAAGAATGGAATTTCCCTTGTCTATGTTGGAAACATTTAGATGGATAGGTGACATATTTATCAGGCCCTATTCCTTTTCTTAGCCCACCATGTCCAGCATCTACACAGACTACAAATTCATTTGCTTTCATATTTTTATATTTTTAAGGGGAATAGAAATCAATCTACTCCCCTCGGCACTAAGGTAGCGATTCTTCTGCGCCTATAACTTAAAACCAATTAATGCGAAAGCCGCACCAACGATTGATAATTTTGCTGGCAATTTTACTTCAATCTCCTTTCCTGCACACTCCCTTGATGTCTCCTTTATCTTATCCCAAATTATTTGGGCAAGCTGGATGTATTCGCGCCACGTGAATTTCACCTTGTTTCCTTCCAAGTGTACATTGATTTCACTTGCAAGCTCCGCAAAGTTCATCGAATAACAAGCGATGTCGCCTAAAGGTGACTTAACTGTATCAGCTGATTTTAAAGCCTCTTTTAAATTAGTTTCCATGATTATTATTTTAACGATTAAAAAAACGTGTAATTAAAACGCCAAGGTTTACGCCAGTAATGCGTTTAATATTTTCAGCAATAGAATAAAGCTCCACCGTTGCAATTAAAAACGCTGCCATATAGGTAATGTTGAATGGAAGCGAAAAAGTATTTCTTGCACCCTCGAAAATAAGGATGCCACAAAAATAAACGACTATCTTTTCCATTGTCCGGTAAAGCCCTTTGCTATTTATATTTTGCTGCTCTTTCCTTGCTGCCAGGATCCCAGTTCCCATGTCCGCGAAAACCACGAAAATTGTAAAAATTAAAAATCCCTTTATTGGTATGAAAAAAGAAAAAATATATCCGCAACAAATGGCATACGTTATTTTCTCCCATCCAAGGTGCAAAAAGTTGATTAACGTTGTTTTCATTATTCTTTTTTTATCAGCCTAACATCATTATCCACGGTTGCAAATTTGCCATTAGCAAACTTGTATAAATCGTATTTTACACCGTTAAATGAAAAAGTGATTTGGTTTGTGAATGTCGAGAGTAATAAGTTTGTTGAAATGGTATATACTTTGCCGTTATCAGGATTAAAGATAAGACGCTTGTTAGTATTTAACTGTATTTCACCCAGAATATTTTCCCCATTAAATACCAATGTCCAATCGCCAAGGAAAGCCGTTGTATCACGGAGTGCCGTTGAAACATATACAGGTCTGCCGCTTATCTGCTGGTGCAAATTGTTGTAGTAATTAATCCTTTTAACCGCTTTACCTTTTAAAATCAATGGCTTTGCATGAATAGCTAATGTGTTGCTTTGCCTTTCAGCATCGGTAACAAGGCTTTGAATAGCTGTTAAGCTATCGCCAAGTATTTGTTTATTTCCTGTCACCGTGCTATCGCTGAACGTGGTCATAGTGACAATGTAATAAATGTTGCCTTGCTTTTGAATGTAAACTGTGTCGCTTACAACGTCTTGCGATAAGGCAAGAAAAGGAAGGAGTAGGAAGAAAAGTATTTTTTTCATGTTATTTGTTTTCAAGGTTTAAAATTCTTTGTTCAAGTGCTTTGATTAGGGCTTGTTGTTCTTGTATGGCTTTTGTAAGAATGGGGATAATTGACTCGTATCTCATTAATAAATCACTATTCCAATTTGTGTTTACTGCTTCTGGAATAACATCTGCAACATCTTGCGCAATAAAACCTAAGTCATTTTCTTCGCCTTGTATCCATTGAAAATTAACTGGTTTTAAATCTAAAATTGTATTTAATCCATAGCTAATTGGCAAAATATTGTATTTATATTTTTCATCAGATGTGGCAGTTGTTAAAGTGCCGTCAGATGTTATATTTAAATTATTTCCAAATGTTCCTGCTCCGACAGCTGTAAATCTTCCGTTCCCTGTAACGTGTAAAGATTCTGTTGGACTTGCAGTATTTATTCCAACATTGCCCGAAGGAAATATAGTTAATCTTTCAAAATAATTTGTACCATCAAAGTATTGAAAAGTAAATTTTGCCGCAGTACTGCTTGTTCCAACGTTTGCAAGTTGATAACTTCTATCGTTTGCTCCAAAAAAAGTTGTACCATTAACTAATCTAAGTTGCGATGACCTTAAATTTACTAAACTACCAGTATTTTGAATATTTATACCTCCGTCAAATGAACTATGATTAAAAGCTGTGGTGGAAATGCCATTTGACGTAAATGTCTTTAATCCTACAAATGATTGCGTACCAGTTGTAACAACACCAGAAGCACTTGTTGACGCGTTAGAGATAGTAATATTTGGAGTTGTACCTCCCGAAGACGATAATGGCAATGAAGCTGTAACACTCGTAACTCCCTCTCCACCACCTGCAAGGCTCCAAACATTTGTAGCACGGTTATAATTGTAAAACCTGTTATTTACCGTATCAAGAATAATATAAGCGCTTGTATCGCTAAACGGTGTAATATTTCCAGTGTCGGCTAAAACGCCTCGATAAACCAGCCCGTCGGCTGTCGTTTGTTCGCCCAATGTTATCTTCTGATTAGCATTCCCTTGGTACTGTGCCAAAGCAAGGCAAGGGAAAAGGAGAAGGAAAAGGAGTTGTTTCATGTTTATGTTTTTGTTGTTTACAATGCGCTTCCTGTTGAAATAATATACCAATTTGTGCCGTTGCTTTGCACCGTTATCCACCGCTTTGCAGCAATAGAAGATTCAGCCGCACCGTTTATTCCTAATGGTCTTGCATTTGAATAAGAGCCACTTGTATTTAAAACAATACTTTGGTCTGACCTTAAATTTGTAATTGTTAAAATCCTTCCAACTGTAAAGCCAGATACGTCCGCTGGGTTAGGAAGCAAAATATAAGCAGTGCCAGATGAACAGTTATTTACATAATTGCCAGTGCTTGTTCCGATTAAATTTGGCGATCCTGAAGAACCGCAATTTGTGGATATTGTAATTGGACTTGAAAATGTACCATTGTTTTTTATTGCACCTAATTTCACGTCACTACTTGCCATGTCAACAGTTGTACCATCTTCAAATATATTACTTCTTTTTATTCCAAATCCAATGTTATCGCTAAATTTAACAATGTAATCTTGCAAAGGATCGGTAACGCTTAAAGTTTTGTAATTTGGAATATTTAAAGTTTTATTTATCAATGTTGCAGCGTTGCTTGTTCCAAATGTTGTTAATTTTATAGTATCCGATAAATTTAATTTTGTGTTAAATCTTGATGTAAGATTTAAAGAAGTTGTGTCAGCATCCCTAAAGTAAGGTAATAACATATTTGTCGTGTCAGCCTTCCGAAGGTATGGCACTAACATATTTAAGGTATCACTTATATTTAATTTTGTGTTAAATCTGGAAGTAAGATTTAAAGAAGTTGTGTCAGCATCTCTAAAGTAAGGCGTAAGCATTGACGCCGTGTCGCTTATGTTTACCTTTAAATTTAACGCTGTTTGTGTTGCCGTTGATACGGGCTTATTTGCATCCGAAGTATTATCTACATTCCCTAAACCTACCGCATTTTTATCTAAAGTTTGAAATGTCTTATCTCCTCTAAAATATTGTCCTGTCGTTCCTGCTGTAATAGTATTTTCTTTATTATTAAATGTATTCCAATCGGTAGATGTCAAATAACCATTTACACTGCCAGTTGCTGCGGCCATGCTTATTTCAGGTATTGTAGTATTGTTTTGTATTGATAAAGGTGTACCAGCTGCTACATTTACGCTTGTTACTGTACCGGCTCCGATGTCACTACGAAAATTAGCCGCACTTCTTGAAGTAATTGTGTTATCTGCATTAAATCGAGGGAAAGAAATAGTAGATGGATTAGACAAAGTAAACATTGATTGTCCAATCGTTGTACCTCCTAAACTTGTTCGCCCTGTTGTTGCTACTAGTCCTGTACTGCCACCATCCCATTTTAACCTATCTGTAAATGCTGTGTTCCAATTACTTGAATTGTTTGGAATAGATGATGCCCAAGTAGTGCCAGTGCTAAGCGCTATTCCTGCATCTGGATAAACAGGATTTGGAAATGTGCCAGTACCTACCGAACCAATGCCGGATACTGTGACTACGGTGTAATTTGAACCAACTTTAAAAGAGTTTGAAATAATGGTAATTTTATTGGTATCCGTTAAATTATATTGGTCATTGATAAGAAGTTGCCCATTTCTAAAAACCAAAATATATTGTTTTAATTGGATGGGAAATTTAGGCGTTACCGTCCAAGTTAAAACGCTTGTTATGGCTGGTGCGTATTCTTGTTTTAAAATCTTTATGGTATCATTCCCGATGGCGACGTCAACAATTGAATCTCTTATTCTTGAAAATACAACAGCTGAATCTAAAACCAATGTTCCAGTCGTTGTAATTGCACCGCCTGTTAAGCCGTAGCCCGTGGCAACACTTGTAACCGTACCCGTGCCCTTTGCGTTTATCCTATTGGACAATGAAGCTGTATCAGTTGTATTTAATTTACTTGCAAATCTTGTAGTAAGGTTTAATAAACTTGTATCTGTCAACTCCATTAAAATAGAAAGGTCAGCCGAAACAGTGCCAGTGGTTGTTATTGGATTTGGACTCACTGTTATTCCTGTACCGGCTGATATAGATGTCAAACTTCCCGATCCTCCACCACTTCCCGATCCTCCACCACCTTTAGGAAATATCACCGTATAATTTTCTCCAACCTTAAATGATGAAGCTGCAATAATTACTGTCGTTTTATTTGGAATAGTATATTGGGAAGGCAATAAGATTTGTCCATTGCGATATACTTGCACAACGTTAACTCCACCAGGTATTAAAGTATCACTTTGTGTCCAAGTCAAAGTTGATGATGTTACTCCTGTTGTATAATCCTGTCTTGCGTAAAACCTACCTGCCGTATCGACATAACTTTTTTTGGCATAATTAGCTAACATTGAAGCTGTATCGCTTACTAAAAGGGCTGCCGTTGTATCGCGCCAAAGTTTTTCGCTTAATTTATAATACAAAGAAGCCCTGTCCACAGGTGATGTTATACGGACATCGTGCAATTCTGTTATTTCCAAACCATTTTTTATAAAAACAAAAAGCTCTCCAGAACCAGCGTTACTTTTAACACATACCCCGATATATACATTGTGTTGTGGTGCTTGCGGCTTTGTTGATGTTAAACCACCTGCAACCGTTGGCGATAAATAAACAGCTGAATCCTCAACTAAAGCACTTGTATTTATATTTGTAATTAATCCTTCTGTAATTACATATCCGCTTTGATTATTGTCAATGGATTCTGCAACGATTCCAAACGTATTAGCAGATGTTGGGTCACTTGTTGCTAATGCTTTTGCAACGGTTATTCGGTTACCTTGACTTCCTGATAAATAAACAGCCGTTCCTTTTGCCAAAGTTGCACCTGTTCGATTATTAACCCGTTGGTGTAATTGTTGCCCTATGACATTTGTAACGTTAAAACCTTTTAATCCTTGTATTAAACTTCCCTGTGTGTCGCTATATTCCACTTCGCCCACGCCAACCGTGCCATTCTTTGCAGTGTTAAATGTGATAGAATCAAAAGGCATGGTAACACCTTGAATAATTACCGTATCTGAATTATTAAACTTCCATCCTCCTTTAGTCTTAATATAGCTAAATAAAACATTGTTAAGTGTATCAAATAAATGATAGGCATTATTTATAGTAGAAGGTTTTAAAGCCGTTGTGTCCGAAGCGCGACCTCTAAAAACCAACCCGTCGCCAGTCGTTTGAAATCCAAGCCGTTGTTTGTTGCCCGTGTTCGGAAACTGGGCAAAGGCAATGCTAGAAGCAAGGATAACAGAGGCAATTATTAAACCTTGTCTTTTGTTAGCTGATTTGTTTATTAGCTTCTTCCCGATGCCAAGAACAAGCTCACGGAACAAGGTAAGTGCAACGTCGCCCATGGCTTTTAAAAACTTCCTTTCTTTTTTTGGCTTAATTTCTTCCATTAGTTTATGTTTATGGCAAATACGATATAATTACTTCCATCGTAATGGCTGTTTGAATCTATGGTAATTGTTGCAGGTAATGTGATAGTATATTGGCTATCTACTAATTTCTGCCCATTCTGGTAAACGTGAATAGATGCGTTTAAATTTGTTGTGGGTAACTTTCCGCTGTTCTGTGTCCATGTCAAAATATTGGAAGTAGTATCAAGAAATTCTTGATTAAAAATAGCTATAGCAGAACCAGTAACAGTGACATTGTTTATTGTTTCGTTAACATTATT